CGTCCCTACGTCCATAGTGATCCAGAAAAAGAGGAGCGTGCCCCGTCGGCAGGGCGAGCGGATGTCGGAAGAGGAGCACGCCGACGCTAAGGAGCGGTTCCTGGAAGCGTTCGCCAAAACGGGCATCGTCGGCGTGTCGCTCGAGGCCGCTGAGGTCAGCCGTCAAACGTACTACATGTGGCAGGAGCACGACGAGGAGTTCTCGTTGGCGGTTAACCAGGCTCGCGAGGCCAGCAACGACGTCATCAGACAGGAGATCCTGCGTCGCGCTATCGAGGGCGTCGACAAGCCGATCTACTACCAGGGCGAACTCGTGGACGTGGTCAAGGAGTTCAGCGACATCCTGCTGATCTTTCACGGCAAGGCGAAGATGGCCGAGTACCGTGACAAGGTAGCGGTGGAGCACAGCGGCACGGTGACCATCGCCGACATCATCCGCAAGGCGGTTGAGGAGGAAGCACCGGCAAGTGGTCAGTAGCGTCTCCTCTGCTGACGCCCGAACGTTCGTCAGCCGCGCTCAGCGCGACCCGGCGTGGTACTGCCGCGAGGTCTTGGGCGCCGCCGCGTACGACAAGCAGATCGAGATGATCGAGAGCGTCCGTGACCACGAGCAGACGTCAGTGGTAGGCGCCAACGCGGTGGGCAAGGACTGGATGGTGGGCAGGATCGTCTGCTGGTGGCAGATGTCGCGCTACCCGGCGAAGACGATCATCACCGGCCCGACAGCCCGGCAGGTGGCTGACATCGTCTGGCGCGAGACGCGCGGCGCGTACTACGCCAGCAAGGCGCCGCTGGGCGGGCGCATGATGCCGGTCGAGTCGCGCTGGGAGGTCAGTGACGAGCACTTCGCGCTGGGCTTCAGCACCGACCGTGCGTGGAACCTCACGGGGTTCCACAGTCCCCACCTGCTGGTCGTGGTGAGCGAGGCGCACAACTTCAACGACAACAACCTCGTGTCGCTGAAGCGGCTGCTGCCCGAGCGACTGCTGCTAACAGGCAACCCGTTCAGTGAGTCCGGCGAGTTCTTTGACAGCCACCACGACAAGCGTCACCTGTATAACAGCATCAGGATCTCCGCGTACGACACGCCGAACGTCAGCGCGGGCGAGGAGATCCCCGGCGTGGTGACGCGTCGCGACATCGAGAAGATGAAGGCCGATTGGGGCGAGGAGTCAGCGCTGTTCAAGGCCACAGTGGACTGCGAGTTCGCAGCGACGCAGGGCGGGCTGATCCCGCTGGCGTGGCTCATGCGGGCGAAGGAGCCAGCCGAGCTGAACGCTACAAAGATAGTCGGCGGCATCGACGTAGCTGGCCCAGGCGAAGCGGAGACGGTACTGACGCTCAGGGCCGGGTCGAACATCATGCTGCACAAGGGCTGGTACGACGCCGACCCACGAGGCGCTGTGCTGGCTGAGCTCATGCCGTACCGCGATCGACTGCTGCGCGTCAACGTCGACAGCGCGGGCATCGGCTGGAACTTCTACCTGCACCTGAAGGACAATGGCATCCCCGCTGAGCCGATCAACGTCGGCGAGGCGCCGCGCGACGGCGAGAAGTTCCGCAACCTCAAGGCCGAGCTGTACTGGGGACTGCGCCAGCGTTTCGAGGATGACGATGTGCATGACCTGCCGGCAGAAGCCATAGGGCAGCTAAGCTCTCTCAGGTACAGGCACAACTCTCGTGGGCAGATAGAGATCGAAAGCAAAGACGATGCGCTGAAGCGCGGAGTGCCATCGCCAGATAAAGCAGAGAGCATCATGCTGGCATTTGCTGAAACAAGAACGGGGTTTGAGTTCATATGACTCAGCAACCTGACTATGAGATGACATCCAAGTGGGCAGAAAGAATTGCGCGAGACATGACCAAGCACTCAGTCTACTGGCAGACGACGCTGCCTGCAGAAGCATCGGCGGTGTTTGTGGAGAAGAACGCCGATGCTTCTATGATGGCAGGCGTGCGAGAGCTGCGTAAGGTCTGGGACGGAGTAACAGCGATGGGCATCGAGCCGGGGCCGCCTATGCACCGCGATGCTGTGGCCGTCTGGGGCTACATCGACGGCGCTCTAGCGCGGAGCGAAGACTACGGCAGAACGCACGAGATGGTGAAGTCGCCGGACGGCAAGGCCATCACGCACGTTGAGTTTGATCACGTGTACCGATCGTGGTGGATGTTCTGGCGCAGGCACAAGTGGTTTGTCTGGGCCATAAACACAAAAGGTGAGCGTTGGTTGTCGCGTGATGATGGCAGGACGTGGGAGCAGGAGATATTCGTGCCATGAGCTTGGAAGCTCTAGAGCGCGTCTGGAGCGATCTGATGGCGGAAGTGCCGGGTGCGTACGATGCCAAGGTGAAAAGGGTTGCTGGCACAGAGGGCTACATGTTCTCTGTGCATAGTGAGCAGCGCGAAGGTGTGGGCTATGTCAATTTGCGCCTGAGTGATGACTTTCTTACCGATGTCCTACACGTTGAGCAGTTCGTGAGCATGAGGCTGCGCGATGACGTGGCTAGCCAATGCCCGTTTGCAAGGCAGTTCTTGAAGAGGGAGCGAGCGAGTGCCTGACGATCACGCACACGGCGAACGTGGCCCAGCAGGCCCAGCAGGCCCAGCGGGAGAGCAAGGGCCAGCGGGAGATGCACCATCAACCATCCAGAAGCTAGAGGATATCAGCGAAAAGCTAGACGTGCAAGGCAAGCAGCTTGTCTTGGGCGGGCTTCTCCCCCTCCACCGGCGCGTCCGGCTGCCCTTCGGTGGGAGCAGTCGCGGCGGCGTCGGGATGGATGTTATCCTGCGTGGTCAGCGGGCGCTCGTAGAGGCGTTGACGAAGGCAGGCGTCAAGCTGCCAGCACAGCTTCTTGTGGACAAGGTCAGTGTCGAAGGGCAGAGGCTGACGATGGAGGCACTCATCAATCCAGATGACAAAGATGCTGTGTCGTTGGAATGACTCTGGAATCAAACGGCAGCGAGTCATGGTCGACGTGGCGACGCTTGGTCATCAAGGGTCTTCAGGATGCTGAGAAGGCCAACGAGCGCATCGAGCAAAAGCTACACGAGATGGGCGAGGAGCTGGACGAGGTGAGCGGCAGGCCTGCTATGATGCTCACGGCGCGAGAACAAGACGTGCTCATCGCAGAGCACAAGCAGATGTGGCAGTGGTTCGGCTTGGCGAAGATCGTGGTGCCGCTTATCGGTGGTGCGGTGTTTACTATCGCGGTGGCATATAGCAGGCAGTTCATAGGCATCTAAGCAGGAGGTAGCTGATGGCAGATGTTGGTTAGTTAGGCAGCAAGCAGGAGGAGGAAAGGACATGCTTCGTTTCAGGGACTTACTCAAGGGCTGGAACTTCCCGCCTTACATCGTCGGCATCGTGCGCGGTGCCATCGAGGCTGGAGTGCTGGCAGCGTTAGCTGTGCTGGGCACGAACATGAACGAGATCGCGTCGTTTTTGCCTGAGCTGCCATCGGGCATCGGCACTGGCGAGATCACCACGGCATCGTTAGGGCTGTGGTTGCTCAGAACGTTAGAGGCACAGGCAGATCAGATCATTGACCCGATGCAGAACCGGACAGCAGAAGCACGAGCGGCCAACCCGCCGCAGTAAGCAGGAGGAGAACATGACGAACTTACTGGCACACATCAACAACTGGCTCTACGACGAGCGTGGGCAGATCAACCTCGGCGGCAGCAGCCTGCTGGTGGCTATCGCATTGGTGGCCAACATCATCGTCTGCATCGTTATTGTCTGGGTCAACGTGGACGTTAGCGAGCAGAAGTAAGTGCTTCGCGCTGCGTTCGTGGTTGCTATCGTGGCAAGCGTGCTTGCTGGCACCGTAGCAGCGGCTTCATGTGAAGACGAGGTGCGGCTAGACGCAGCGGCAGCCGTACGACTGGCGCAACTTGAGGCGTGCGATTGCCTTAGTCATGCTGGGTTCGATGAGGCGATCATCGGTCTCGGCGGCTCGTTGCTCGCGGCGCTGGCGGCGGCAGGCAGCGGCGGCGGTGACCCGCTGACGATCAGCCCTCTCACGTTGCACAGCGGCAATCGCTCGTTTGACGACGTGGAGCAG